AGTGACCTTTGATACCAATGTTGGTCATGACTACATTGAGAATGCCACTGACCGTTATGAAGCATATCATCGTGTTGAGGAGAAGCAGTCCTTTGACCTTGAGATGTTCAATACCATCACCAAGGGTGGTCTACCAAGAAAGACACTGAATATCATCCTTGCTGGCACTGGTGTTGGTAAGAGTCTGATGATGTGTCACTTTGCTGGTGCTGCTCTTCAGCAGGGTAAGAATGTTCTCTATATCACAATGGAGATGGCAGAGGAAAAGATTGCTGAACGCATTGATGCGAATCTCTTTGACATATCTCTGGATGACCTTGAGAATGTCACGAAGCCGATATTTGATTCCAAGATTGATTCCATTCGCCAGAAGACTCAGGGTAAGCTAGTCATCAAGGAGTATCCTACAGGGTCTGCTCATGTTGCACACTTTCGAGCACTACTGAATGAGTTGAAGATGAAGAAGAACTTTGCTCCTGATATCATCTTCATTGACTACCTGAACATATGTGCCTCCAGTCGTGTTCGTGGTCTTGGTGGTTCCATCAACACCTACTCCTTTGTCAAGGCAATTGCAGAGGAAATACGTGGTCTTGCCGTGGAGTTTAATGTCCCTGTCTGGTCTGCTACTCAGGTTACCCGTGAGGGTTTCAAAAGTTCAGATGTTGACCTGACAGATACCAGTGAATCATTTGGTCTTCCTGCGACTGCTGACTTCATGATTGCTGCAATCAGTAACGATCAACTTGCCTCTAAGGGGCAGCTTATGATCAAGCAGCTAAAGAATCGATACAACGACCCGCAGAGAAATCAAAGGTTTTGTGTTGGCGTGGATCGTTCTCATATGAGGCTGTTTGACCTTGAGGACGCAAGCTCTGGAATAGTTTCAGACACAAGTGCCTCTCCAGTGACTCACACTCCATTCAAATCTAACTCAGGCGACTTCTCAAATCTCAAAGAATGAATTTGTATAAATAGTTCCAGTAACGCTACAATTCAATTGTAATTTATGGGAACTATGCTATCTTTTAAAGAATACCTAACGGAATCTGCCAACACAATTCTAGCAGACATCAATGAAATTTGGGTTGGATACGTCCTTGCTGGAAATCGCTGGTTTGATGCTGATGCAAGAAGGCAGTTTGAAGAAAGAATAAAACAAGCTTCACCTGCTGCTGTTGAAGATGCCAAAGGTAAGGCAGAGGCAATGGCAGTTGATTTTCTTAAATGGGCAAAGAAAGCGGGTTATAAAGGTAAACCCACTCAAGTCTGGTGGACCGCAAGACCAAACTCAATGACCAAGGCAGTTGGTCAAGAAGTCAACCAGAAGAAGAATCCCACTGATGTTCTTATTCGATTTGCTGATGGTCCTGCTAATGGGTTTCTTGGTCTATCTGCAAAAGCCACGAAGAGCAAGGGTGATATCGGTTTCAAAAATCCCGGCATTGGAACTATTGACAGAAGCCTGAACACTTCCTTCGCCGCAACTCTCAAGGATGTCACCGAAGATACTATCCGACGACTTGACCTTCCTCCCTCAACCAAAGCGAGGAAACAATTTATCCGCGCCAATAAAGATATCCAAAAGCAGACAATCGAAGCTGGTGTCACAACCATGCGAGAGTTCCGCGATATCCTCCTAAAGCGTCTTCTTCAGTTTGACCAAGCCTCTTTGAAAAAGTATCTTTTAGATGACTGGATGGACGCTGAAGTTCTTTATCCTCCATATGTTAAAGTTACTGGACAAGGTAAAAAGGCACCATATAAGGCAGTAACAATGGACCCACTCAAGAACGATAAGCTTTCTGCTTTTTCTAAGAATGATATTGAACTTGAGCCAATTGGAAATGAGTCTATTGGAGTAAAGGCTGGTCCCAAGAAAATCATGAAGATTCGATTCAAATTCGAATCTGAAAAGATGGCATCGTCTCTTAAACTCAGTGGAGACCCTTGGTGATATGACCACCTTCCTTGATTTCATTTCCGAAGCAGCAGTGGGTAAGAACACCCACATGACTCATATTGAAGATCAGGTAATCTATGGTGGTGTCTCTGGTGCTCGCCAAGCTATTCTTGCTCTTCGTTCTCTGAGAGATATGCTTGCTGGTAACTCATCCAAGGAGGTTGACATTACCGTGAAGTGGGATGGTGCTCCTGCTGTTTTTGCTGGTCAAGATCCAAGAGATGGTAAGTTCTTTGTTGCCAAGAAGGGTATCTTTAACAAGGAGCCAAAGGTCTACAAGACAGATGCAGAGATTGATGCAGATATGTCTGGTGACCTTGCAGCAAAGATGAAAGTTGCACTTGCTGAACTTCCCAAGCTTGGTATCAAGGGAGTCATTCAAGGTGACATCATGTTCACGAAGAGTGACCTAAAGAAAGAAACCATTGATGGTGAATCCTACCTGACCTTTCAACCTAATACCATTGTGTATGCGGTTCCTGCAAGCAGTGCCTTGGGTAAACAGATTTCCAAAGCCAAGCTTGGTGTGGTCTTTCATACCGCATATGCTGGTAAAGACTTTGAGTCCATGACTGCTTCCTATGATGTGGATGCATCGAAACTCAAGCAAACACCAAGTGTCTGGTTTCAAGATGCTGGTCTTCGTGACATTTCTGGTAAAGCACTCCTGAACTCCAGTGATACTGCAAAGGTTCAGAAGGCACTCTCTACTGCTGGTAAGATCTTCCAGAAGATTTCTGGTTCTACTCTTCGTCAGATTGAAGGTGACCCTGAGCTTGCAAAGACGATTGAGACATTCAATAACACCTATGTCCGTAGGGGTGAAGAGGTAACGAATACCAAGAAGCATGTCCAGAACATGATTGCTTGGGTCAATGATAAATATGCCAAAGAAGCAGAGAAGAGAAAGACCGAGAAAGGTAAGACTGCTGTTGAGAAGAGAAGGGATGAGTTCCTGAAGTTCTTCTCACCGGAAAACCAGAAGAACCTTGACTTGGTTTTTCAATTGCAGAATGCAGTAGTTGTGGCAAAGAAACTTATCATTGCAAAACTTGATGACCTCAAAAAACTGGATACCTTCGTTCGCACAAAGAATGGATTTCGTGTCACAGGTCAAGAAGGTTTCGTGGCAATTGATAAGATCGGCGGTGGAGCAGTCAAGCTGGTGGATAGACTGGAATTCTCCATGAACAATTTTTCACCAGATATCATCAAAGGATGGGAACACTAGAATGAAATCAATCAAAGAACTCAGAAACGAACTTAACGAATCCAAGCAAGAAGACATTGCAGACCTGAAAGCACTCCTCAAGAATCCTGATCCAAAGATTGCCAAGAACTATGGTGGAATTGATGGATATAAGAAGATGATTCAGAGCAAGATTGATAGGTTGATGAACGAAGAGATTGAAGAAGAGACTGAATTGGATGAAGCACTGACTCGCGCACAACGTATCAAGCGTTCGCAGATTGCCAAACGCAACAAGGCAAAGATTCAACGTGCTCTTCAGAAGGCGAAGAAGAAGAGGGCTTCAACCGAAACACTCCAGAAACGTGCCATGAAGAAAGCAAGAGATCTTCTATACACCAAGCTGTTGAAAGGTAGAGACCGTTCTGAAGTTTCTGCTGGCGAACAAGAACGCATCGAAAAGAAACTAGATAAGATGCAGGGTGGCATTAATCGTATTGCCAAGAAACTCCTTCCTCAGTTGAAGAAAGCTGAACAGGAGAAGCACATCACAGAAGGTTTTAAAGTCGGCGATACCGTGAATATCAAATCCTTTTCAGCGAAAACAAATAGAGATGGTGTTGCCGAAGTTAAGATTGTTGATATCACAAAAACTGTTAGTGGTAAATTGTATGTACACTATAAACAGGATGGAAAGGTGAAAAAGATGGATTACAAGATCTTCAAACAGAAGATTAGATAATAGAATGAAATCATTTAGCCAGTTTACAGAAGAAAAGAAGAAGACCTTGGTGACTGCCTTTGGTCGCTTCAATCCACCTACCATTGGGCATCAGAAGCTCATTGATAAGGTTGCCAAGGTTGCTGGTAAGAACGATTACCAGATTTATCCTTCTCAGTCACAGGACGCAAAGAAGAATCCACTGAGTTATAATGACAAGGTGAAGTTCATGCGTAAGATGTTTCCAAAACATGCTCGTAACATCTACATGGACAAAAATGTCAAGATGGCGCTTCATATTGCTGATCGTGCATACAAGGAAGGGTATACAGAATTCGTCTATGTTGCTGGTTCTGACCGTGTGAATGAGTTCAAGGTCTTGTTGAACAAATACAACGGCAAGGAAAGAAAGGATGGATTCTACAACTTCAAGGATGGTATTCAGGTCATCTCTGCTGGTGAAAGAGATCCTGATGCAGAGGGTGTTTCTGGAATGTCAGCATCCAAGATGCGTGCCGCAGCAGCGGATAACGATCTGGAACTATTCGCCACTGGTCTTCCCAAGAACTTTGGAGAAGTACAAGAACTCTTGAATGCCATTCGTAAGGGTATGGGTCTCAAAGAGTCCTTTATCTTTCGAAAACACATCGCACTTCCAAAGGTAAGTGATATCCGCGAACAATACACTGAGGGTAACATCTTTAATATTGGTGATCGTGTCACAAAGGCGGGTGTAGAACTCAGAGTGGTCGAACGCAAACCTAATTTTGTGGTCTGTGAGAATGCCGAAAAGGTGACTTTCAAATGTTGGTTGGAAGACCTTCAACCTATTGAAGAGAAACTTGATCCCAAGGCAGATGTCGAGACATGGATTGATGACTTCGTGAAGTCCGATGCCCCTCAGTTCAAGGGTAAGGACAAGAAGAAGAGGATCGACATGGCACTTGCTGCATACTATTCTGCTCGTCGTGAAGCTGGATTGGAAGAAGAAAAAGAAGAAGACGATCTTCAAGGTCCAGACCGTTACTATGCCAAGGATGCAGAGGGTGATGAAATGGCAAAGAGTACCAAGAAGAGTCGCTCATCTCACTTCAAGAAGCAGACAAAGAAAGCGACAGATGACCCATCTGCTTACAAGCCTGCTCCCGGTGATGCATCTGCCAAGACCAAACCTTCCAAATACACAAAGAAGTATCAGCAACTCTATGGGAAAAAGAAATGAAATCATTCACTGAATATCTTACCGAAAAAGAACACCCTTGTCCACCAGCGACACAAGATGTAAAACTCAACACAAAGAACCGTGATGCCACAACCAAGCAGTTTGCCTATGGTCCCTTGAATGTAGATGAACCGGGTGACTATTGGGAGAAGATTGCAAAGAAGTGGGATACCTCTGTTGAAGCAGCAAAGAAATCAGTGTGCGCCAATTGTGTTGCATTTGATATCAGTGCTCGTATGAAAGACTGTATGCCCGGTGAAACATCTGATGATGATGGTGAACTTGGATACTGCTGGATGCATCACTTCAAGTGTCACTCTGCTCGCACTTGCACCACATGGGCAAAAGGTGGACCGATCACTGATGACAAGGTTTCATATGATTGGCAAGACCGTGCTTTTTCAAAATGAAAACTCTTAGACAAATCAGAGAAGCAAATCCCAAGAAGGCAGTCCAGAATAAGGCAAAGGAAACTGGTATTGCCTTTGATATTCTCTGGGATGTCTACAAGAGAGGTGTAGGTGCATGGAGAACTGGTCATCGACCCGGCACTACTCCTGAACAGTGGGGTTTAGCTAGGGTGAATTCATTTGTCACTGGTGGAAAGACTCAGAAGACAACTGATGCCGACCTCTGGAAGAAACACAAGGGTGGATGAAAACATTCATTGAATATATTTCTGAAGGAGCCTCTGTCTATCAGAAGACTGCCACAAAAGCAAAAAGTGGAAAAACATATGCATTCGGTAGAGACAGTAGACTTGATGGCAGACCAAAAGAAGAGGGTGGTTATTATGTCTGGGTTCTGAAACAGAATTATGACGGCAAGGTTCGTGGTGGGATTCGCTCATCATGGGCATACGTAAAAAAAGACTTGAGCTATAAGGATGCCGTCAAGTTGATGAATAAAAGACTTGGATATAAAGGATTTGACCTTAACGAATCCAAGGTAGAAGATCATCTAATCTGGGAACCAGAAGGTGACCTTCGCGCTATCACAGACAAACTCAACAAACTCAAGAGCAGTAAGTCAGAGGTTTATCGTGGAATCTCTGGTGCTGAATACAATGTGCTGACTCGTAAGGGTTCAGTGAAATCTAAAGGCAAGGGGAACACCAGTGACATTGATGGTTCATATGTTGCTGATAATGTTCACCTTGCTGGACGCTTTGCTCTGGTGGCATATCGTGACACTGGAGAAGGATATCTTCTTGTTCTGGATCGCAAGAAGCTCCCCAATCTAGAACCAAGAGATCCCGGCAACTATGCAGTCTCATATATCCCAAAGGATGCTGTAAAGAAGACTATCCAACTCTCAAAACTTAAATAAGATAAATAGTAGCATGTATAACGACGAACTTACAAAAAAACTAGCAGAGACTGCCAAGCGAATCATGGCTGGGGAGTCTGTAGAAGCGATTGAAGAAGCCACCGGCGACAAGGAAGCCTATCAGAAGTTCTTCAATGACACTCTGAAAAAGTATGGTGTGAAATCACCATCTGAACTTAAGGGTGATGACAAGAAGAAGTTCTTTGATGAGATTGATGCTGGTTGGAAGGGTGATGATGAGAAGCCTGAGAAGAATGAATCCGTTGAATTGGAAGAGGCAGCAAAGATTTCGGGTAAAGATGCCTATAAGTGGTTGACTTCAAACAAAGTCTTTGATGATGAAGACTTTACCAATCCCCCCTCTTTTGATGATGCCGTGAAATCGTATAGGGGTTCTGGTCCCGGTCTTGATGCGTTCATCAATTTGGCTAAGAAGCATGGTGGCAAGAAGTCAACTGATGGGTGGGGTTGGATCGGTGGAGCAAGGAACTTCTATGATAAAGTTTTGGTTCCTGCTGCTAAAGGATATGCCTCTGTTGAAGAATCAGTTGAGGAGTTGGAAGAATCTACTGAAGATTTGGGAGAAGGTAAGAAGAAGCCCAAGTTGACTGATAAGCAGATCATAAACCACCCTGATGCAAATGTGGTCTTAACGATTTCTCATGATGGAGTTGAGAAGGCAGTTGCTGATCTCAGAAAAGGTGATTATGATGATGACTTCTATATTGCCGTCGATTCGGGTCACAAAAAATACTCGAAAATCTATGTGTTGGATGTGCAAGACATTTCAGAATCCACTGATGAGTTGGAAGATGATGAGGGTGATGTTGAAGAAGGGCTTGTTGGTAACCTGATTAAAAAGGGTGCTAAGAGATTCTTGACTCGTAAAGGTAGAAATGATGCTCGCGACAAGAAACTCAAGAAACTGAAAAGTAAATCAAGCGAAATCAGACGTTCTAAACAATTGAAAAAGGATATCAAGACCGCTAAAAAAGATATCCGAAAGGCTCGCAGGGAATCCACTGAGGAGTTGGAAGAGGCAAAGATTGACCTGAACAAGAAGTTCAATACCAGTGATGCTGCCTTTGATTACTTCCACTCCTTTGCTGTTGCCGATCAAGCCAAGACCGACCAAGAAGTTGAGAAGAGCAAGAAGAAGTTCGCCAAGAACACTCTGGGTTTCTGGATGCAGAATCTCACTGATACGCTGAAGGGAATGGGTATTAGCGAGGAAACTCTTAAAGAGGGTAAGATGAAACTTTTCGCCGATCCAGAAGTTGAAAAGCTACGTGATGAAGCAAAGGCTCTTCATAAGAAAGTGGGTTCTAAGGCAGATATTAAAGACATTGATGTTCTCGACGAAAAAGGTTTGAGGCGATACATCAAATGGCTTAAGGCTACTCAGAGCGGAGGAATTAAGGGACTTCTTAAAGCCGTCTTTACGAAAGAAGATTTTGGCGAATTTGATGATACTCTTACTGAGGAGGAAGAAGATGAAATCGTTGCCAGCATCTTGGATACCATCCCCGATGCCGAAGCTGCTGCTGATGACGACAATCATCCCGATGAAGATGATATGCTCGCTACATTGGATACAACCACTGGATACAAAGTAGTCGATAACCTTCCTGAAGAGACTGAAAGACTCGATGCTCGTCGTCGTGAATTTCGTGAGAAGATTCGCAAACTTGCCTATGAGAAGGCAAAGAAGATGATCAAGGGCATTAGCGATGCGGATGATGAAGAGGAAAAGGTCGAAGGTGTTGACAAGCCCCTTGAAGTTCAAAAATACGAGGCAATCGGTGCTGTTTCTGTGAGTCATGTCAAGGAAGAGATTGAAGAGTCCACTGAGGAGTTGGAAGAAAAGCGCAAGTCCAAGAGTGACTACGAGATCTACCATGACTCATACACTTCTGCCTTGAGTGAAGTTCTGGACCTTGTTGCTCGAAATGGATACAAGGTTGACGAAGACCTCTGGTTCACCAATGTTTCAAGTGGTCCTCGCAAGCCTTCTGCTGGCAAGACAAACAGCTTCACTCTTGAACTTGAAAAGGGTGGTAAGCCAACTCGCAAGGTTGTTTCGTTTCAGGTCTATGGTCTGGAATCTGGACGCTATGAGTTGAATGCCTACATTTCGTAAGCAAATAAACAATGAAAGATCCTAACGAATACGACTATGAGGGTGAGATGGCAAAGACTCAACTCAGAACTATTGAAGATGCTGCCAAGCAACTCCATGCGCTACTGAGTGATGATGAGAATCTCCCTGAGTGGGTTCAGTCCAAAATCACCAAGGCTACTGACTATCTTGATTCAGCCCGTGACTACATGGTTTCCAAGAAGAGACAACAGGTTGAGTCTAAGAAGAAATCCTTCAGAGAGATTCGTCAAAGATGATTGATTTCGACCAATATGAAGTTGTCAGAGAGGGTATCGACTATCACCTAGAGAACTCGATACCTTTCTCTGATAACATTTTTCGCATTGGTTCTGAAGCATACCTTCTGTTCTTTCAGGAGGCACGTAATCTTGATCCTGCCCTCCTAGACTCACAAGACAAAACCCTACTAGAATCAGATATTGGTCTTATGGGGGTCTATGAGGGTAAGGATGTGCCTCTTGATGTTCCTATGATTGAGGAACAAAAAGAACCTGAGTTAGAGAAACCCAAACGTGGAGGTAACAAGAAGTTTTATGTCTATGTCAAGAATGACAAAGGCAATGTCATCAAAGTAGAGTTTGGTGATACCTCTGGTTTGCAAGCAAAGATTAACGATCCAGAGGCACGTAAGAATTTCGCAGCAAGACATAAGTGTGAGACAAGAAATGATAAGACAAAACCAAGTTATTGGTCTTGTCGTTTGCCGTGGTTCGCCAAGGCATTGGGTCTTGAGGGCGGCGGTAAGTTCTTCTGGTAATAATGCCCTATACTGATACGATTCGTGAAGACCAGAGCATTGAAAGATGCTTTTGTGCTGATGTAAATAGTGATGAACTGGTATGGCATAGAGACAGAAGGAACAGAGAGGTCACGATACTGAATGGGACTGATTGGTTTCTTCAGTTCGACAATCAAATGCCGATTGAGTTGGTTGTCGGAAAAACCTATAGCATTGAGAGGGACTTATATCATCGATTGATGAAGGGTGAAAATGCAACGGAACTGAAAATACAAATCACTGAAAATAATGACTGAAGATCGTTTTAACAAACTGGAAGAGAAGATTGAATCGTTACTGGTTACAAGTGTGAGGACCGAAGAGAAGGTCAGCAACCTTGAGAAACATACCAGAAGAATGATCGAGAAGAACCAGACCAATGAGTATCGAATCAATAAACTTGAGGTTGAGCAGAAAGAGAATCTCAGGTTTCAAAAGGGATTCTTTAATACCGTGGTTGCTTTCTTTGTCGCGATTGCCGGGGCATTTGTGACTGCATGGTTTAATTTGTTTCATAAATAGATTCGTGAGATTATTTGATGAGCTTACATCTAAAAACTTTGAACTATATGCTGCAAGGCACTATCGAAATAATCAGTGTCTAGACATAAAAGACTTTTATGAGGACATGAGTCGGTTTAGTTATGTCCTTCGATTGCTAAGAAAATACAAAGATACGAATGAGATAAATACAAGGCTGGTGCTGAATCATATCATCACCATCTACAATGTGTATGACATCTCTGCTGCAAACAAAATGATGTTCTTTAAGATTGATGATGACTTGCACTCAGTGCTCAAGACATTCTTAATCTTCCTGAACTATCTGCCAGAGAGCCAACAGGGAAACACAAAGCTCGATTTACAAATCGCAAAAGAACTACAGGAAATTTAAAATGGGACTACTACTTAGAGGCGCAGATACGGTTTATGCATTGAGGTTTCTTCGACTCCTGACAATGCCTTGGGAGAAGACCGCAGCCTTCAAGGCTGGTGTTGTGGACATGAACGGAGAACGTCTCAAGAAACCAGAGACAAAGGAAGAGAAGGAAGCATACACAATCTTTCATCGTCTGGTATTCAATATTCGTCGTCTGCTTGCAAAAATCCCATTGGGCAAATCAACCATTGCCCGTTACCTTGCTGCCTTCTGGTTGATCAAGGAAAATACAGATTTAGAGGACGATGATATCAAGGGAATTCTACAAGAAGCCTATGGTATCGACCCCACGAAACTGGACCTGAGCGAGAGTTGGCTCTTGGTCGATGATGGTGGTTACCTCCCCGAAGGTATGTATCAATTGAAGCATGATATTGCACTGCCAATGACTGGTGAGTTGCTTGCCTTCAAGGGAACACTTGTTGAGGTTCACAGACCAAAACCCGTGGGGACCATTTTTGATGTCTCGGTTTTTGAAGTCGAGCATCGTAACACTTTACAAAAAATCTACGTGACTGAAAGTGATGTGGAGGAAACTACTGTGGCTGGTTCCATTGCAACCAAGCCAATGCCATTCCGTTCTGAATTGGATATGGATAGTGATGAAGAGTCAACTATGATCCAAAAGGAAACAAATGGAAAACGAAACAACGGTTCTGAAGAACGCGGTTGAGCATTTCATAAAGGATAATTCTTGGTTACTTTTTGCTGGTCTATTAACACTTATTTTCAAGTCAACTCTTGAGAAACTTGTTGCTGGGATATTCGTCTTTCTGGGAAACGATTACAACGAAGACGACATTGTGATCGTCAATGGAAGACCCGGAAGGCTTGTCCGTGTTGGTATCACAAAGAGCACTTTCTTTCTGTATGAGATAAGAGATGGCGTTATATACGGCGGCACAAAATTGGTTATCCAGAATGAAAGACTTGCCGACATGGACATCGAAAAGCCACTAGGGAAACTTGAAATATCAAATTGGAAAATGAAATTAAGTGATAGCCAAGAACTTGATTGATTTCAACTGAGTTTTGTGATACTATATAATTTCACAGTGAACGTGAAATAGAACAATTATGGAAAATATCATCTCTGACGAATTCGCATCAACATACGCAAACAAAACCCCGAAATGGGGATTCAATGGTCTTGGTTACATCGTTTACAAGCGCACCTATGCTCGCTTAAAGGACGATGGCACAACAGAAGAATGGCATGAGACCGTTCAGAGATGCATCAATGGAGCGCAAAGCCTTGGTGCCAATTACACACAAAAGGAAGCAGAGAAGCTCTTTGACCATGTCTTCAATCTGAAATGTAACTTCGCTGGACGTATGCTCTGGCAACTTGGCACCCCTACCGTCGAACGGTTTGGTGCCAACTCTCTCCTGAACTGCTGGTTCACTCAGATGAATGAACCAAAGGCATTCACATTCCTTTTCGAGAATCTCATGCTTGGTGGTGGTGTTGGGTTTTCTGTTCGCCGTGAGGATGTCCATGAACTCCCTCGAATCAAACCTGATGTTGAGATTACTCATGATGAACTTGATGGAAAGGCAACCAATGATGCCGACTTCATTGTTCCTGATTCCCGTGAGGGTTGGGTATATCTTCTTCGCAAGGTCTTGGATTCATTCTTTGAGACTGGTAAAGGATTTACCTATTCAACCATTCTGATTCGTGGTGCTGGTGAAAAGATTCGTGGTTTCGGTGGCACTGCCTCTGGTCCCTCTATTCTGATTGATGGTATCACAAAAATCTGTGAGGTATTCAAGAGTCGAGAGGGTAAGAAACTTCGCTCACTGGATGTTCTGGATATCAATAACATCATTGGTTCCATTGTTGTTGCTGGTAATGTTCGTAGAAGTGCAGAGATTGCAATTGGTGATCCTGATGACTTTCTCTTTCTTCGGGCAAAGCGTTGGGACTTGGGCGGTATTCCAAACTACCGTGCCATGTCCAATAACACGATTTACTGTGACTCTTATGACCATACATCTGATGCTCTCTGGGAAGGTTATGCTGGCAATGGTGAACCTTACGGTCTTTTCAACCTTCCCTTGTCAGAAAAGTATGGTCGTATTTCTGACGGAAACCTTCGCAGTTCTGAACTGTATCCCACCAATAAGGATAACGTCGTGGGGACCAATCCATGCGGTGAAATCTCTCTGGGCAACTATGAGTGTTGTAACCTAAGTGAACTGTATCTCAACAATATCGAATCCAAGGAAGAGATGTATGAATGTGCAAAGCTTCTGTATAAGACTCAGAAGGCAATATGTGCGCTACCATTCATCCATGAAGATACCAATAAGATCGTTCACAAGAACATGCGTATTGGTCTTGGTGTGACTGGTATCTGTCAGAGTCAACATAAGATGGATTGGTTGGATTATACCTATCAGAAACTTCGTGAGTTTGACCAGAAATACTCCGAGAAGAATGGTCATAATCCCTCCATTAAGTTGACTACCGTTAAACCTAGTGGCACATTAAGCATCCTTGCTGGTTCTACTCCCGGTGTCCATCCGGCATTCTCTCATTACTTCATTCGTCGTATTCGCATGGCAGCAACCGATTCACTTATCGATGTTTGTCGTGACCTTGGTTATCATACCGAGTTTGCCAAGAACTTCGATGGAACAGAGAATCACGATACCGTGGTTGTTGAGTTTCCCTGTCAGTTCGATGAGAATGCAACTGTCGCCAAGGACATGAGTGCCATTGACCAACTTGAACTCATCAAGACTCTTCAATCTCAGTGGGCAGATAATGCGGTATCCTGCACTGTCTACTATCGCAAGGAAGAGCTTCCAGAGATTCAAGATTGGTTGGCAAAGAATTTCAAAAATCATATCAAGAGTGTCTCGTTCCTTCTTCACTCTGATCATGGATTCACCCAAGCACCATACGAAGAAATTGATGCAGATCAATATGAGAAGATGGTAAAGAAAGTTAAACCCATATCGCCGATTCAGACCTCAAATGAAATGATTGAGGGTATTGAATGTGAGGGCGGGGTTTGCCCCATAAGATAATGTTTTTTCAAACTACATGCCCGTCCTGCCGGACTACATATTCTATTGAGTGGCACGATTTCAACCACTCGACCTATGATGTAGAGAATGATTTAGAGGATGACGAATACGAAGAAAATGAACCTACAATATGTCCATTTTGTATGGAAAGAATAGATGGGCATGACGAAGATGAAGATTACGAACTATGATTGCTGGAAAAGTATGGGGTAAGACAGAAGAAGTCTTCAAGAATCATTGTCTTGAATTTCATAGAATTGAATTCAAGGCAGGATATCAATGTAGCGAACATCGACATCAGACAAAGAGCAATGGTTTCTTTGTTGAGTCTGGTAAGATGATGGTCCGTTGCTGGAACGGTGACCTTATTGATGAAACAATTCTTGGTGCCGGTGATTTCACAAAGGTGAAGCCGGGAGTCTTTCATCAATTCATTGGACTTGAAGATGGTATTGCTTTTGAGTTGTATTGGGCAGAGTTCTCTCATGATGACATTGAGAGACTCAATAGTGGTGGTGCGACTAAGTGAGAATACTACAGGCAAACTTCCATCCAAAAGAAATCAAACTTTGTGTTCGTCTGTTTGATGTAAAGGACATTCGCTTTCTCCCTTCTGACGGTTGGCTCAATGCTCGTATGGAAAAATTTGGATACAATGAAAGCTTTCAGAAAGCAGGTATGATGTATCCAATTGCGGTATCTACACACGATCATAAGTGGGTTAAAAGAAGGATTGAAATAGAACCAAATAATCCAGAGAGAACCAACATAGATAAGGATGGTAAGATTATTCCCGGTCTGTATGTTCATGTTGGTCACAAAAGAGTCAAGTGGGCATTGGAGAACGGATATAAGGCAATTGAGGGATACATGATAACCTCAACAGCAGAACGTCAGATGATTAAGAGATACACTCACATACCACACGACAAGATACCAAAGCGAAGATGAATGAGATAAAATCAAGATATGGATATATCTTCAGACTGATTGAAGAATTGAAACCAAAATCAATCATTGAAATTGGTGTAGCGAAAGGCAAGACGGCAAAATGGATGCTGGACACTGCACCAAAGGATACGACATATACAGGATATGATGTGTTCGATTTCTCTGACCAAGAATTTCACAAGATGGTTGGAAACGGTAAGAGAGTTCACTCTGTTTCTCAAGTAAAGCAAAGATTAAAGGAACACGCTTCCCGTGTTGAGTTGATCAAGGGCGTAACGCAAGAAACTCTCTGGAAAAATCCAAAGAGTGCTGACTTGGTATTCATTGATGGCGACCATAGAGTAGAATCTATTATTGGAGATTTCAAATCTGTTAGTGGAAGCAAGGTTGTTGTGTTTGATGATTACTACATCAACGATATTCATGGTGGATTTGACAGGGAAAACTTTGGATGCTATTCCATTGTAAAAGACATGAAGAATGTATTAATCACAGAGCCATGTGGAAAGGTGATGGATGTTTGTCTAGCTATCTGGACAGAAGACGATGATACCTTTTCCAAGATTCAAGATATTCTGAAATGAAGATTGCAGTTGTAACATCACTGAATAAGAAACTCTATGACTACTATGGTCATAAGTTCTATGAAACATACAATTGGGATTTTGATCTGTTTACATATACGGAGGATGCAGATTGGATTGCCCCAACGGGGAAGACGGTAAACCTATTCAAAAATGTTCCAGAATGTAAAGAGTTTGTCGAGAGAAACAAAGATAAGCCTGTAGAGTCATTTCTTTACGATGGGGTTAGATTTTGCTACAAAGTGTATGGTTACACTGACCTGATCTTGAATAGAACTGACTATGATGGAGTTATCTACATTGATGCCGATAGTGTGTTCTATAAACCAATAGACCATGAGTGGGTTAGTTCAAATATCCATAAAGACGAATGCATGATGGCGTATCTTGGTAGGATTAGAAAGTATTCGGAATGCGGATTCCTTTACTTCAATATGAATCATGAGCAAACCAAATCATGGGCGAGGAGATTACAGGACATGTATTCAAACGATGAAATATACCAACTTCGTGAGTGGCATGATAGTTATGTTGTTGACCAAGTGAGGATTGAATTTGAAAAAAAGCATGGTGTGAAAAATCACAATATTGGATTCACTAAGAAAAACTTCAAAGGGAAAGGGACTGGTCATGTTCAAGCATGGAGTGTCCTTGGTTCAATCTATGACCATTGCAAAGGCAAGAGAAAAGACAATCTCAGGAGTCCAGAAAATAAGTATCTCGTAACATGAGGTTTGGTTACTTACATTTAAAGAAAAGAATCCAAACAATTCTCCCACCAGATATTAAACAGGCGGCGACGGCAGACGATGTTGATGTTTGGTTACAGCATAACATAAAGGGAAAGAATTATGAAGAGCAAGTCAGCATTGATACCATAAGAGAATCAAGAAAGCCAGTCATTGTTTTTGAAAGTCCGGCATTTAGGCAAATTGGATTAGGTAAAGAGTATTATTATAGATTTTCATGGAATTCATATACCAGAGATGATGGAGAATATAATAACAAAGACTGCCCACCGGATAGATGGAATAAAATTAAGGAGGATCTTAATATTGACATCAAGGATTGGTATCGTCCAGATGATGGGTATATTCTATTCATTCTCCAAAAGCCAGAAGATAGTGCCTT